TACCGCTGCTGGATCAGTAAGGCCGTTAGGGTTAAATCCCTACGGGGGCAACGTCGGGATTGGTACGACGAGTCAAGTTGCAGCTGACGTAAAACTTGAAGTTAAAGATGGCATCTTTGCTGTAACTAACTCAAGTGGTGGTGACGCTCGGATTTTTCTTGGTTCAAGCACTTCACCGGGACATTCCAAAGGGCAGATCAGATATTCTCTTGCTGATGAATCGCTTGAGTTCTACTCAAATTCATCCGAGCAAATGCGCATCGACAGCTCGGGTAACGTCGGTATTGGTACGTCGAGTCCTGCATCCGATGCACAGCTGACATTGGATAACGGTGGCTCGGGAGATGTTGCAATCTCTCTTCGCAGAAGCGGCAGCGCTCAAGGTGATGTAGCCATTACAAACACAGGCAGCAACCTTACTTTTAAAACGGGATCATCCGACACAGTAGCTGGACTTACCGAACGCGTCCGAATAGACGGCTCTGGCAACGTCGGTATTGGTACGTCGAGTCCCAGTTCGAAGTTGCATAGCGTCGGAACAACCATTCTCGGTACTGGTACCTGGCCAACGTCCACCGTCGGCTTGAGTGGTGCGCGGACGGCAATCCTTTCCTCAACTGAAAATCAAATCCTCATTATTGGCAACACCAATGCCACTGTTGGAGCTGATAAGGGAGCTGAAATTTACCTTGGGGCCAAGGCTACTACAAGCACTGAAAATCTTGCATTTGCGAAGATTGGAGGCTTCAAGTCAAATGCTACCTCTGGCAACAATGAGAGTTACCTTGCGTTTAGCACATCTAATTCAGTAGGAACATCTAGCGAAAAACTTCGCATCGACAGCTCGGGCAGAGTCGGTATTGGTACGATTAGTCCCATAGCCCCGCTAAATGTCAACTCTGGAGCCGTTGATCTAAATGCTGCTTTTGTTGGTACAGGTTCACCTTACATTCAAATTGACAACGGAACCAAAAAATACATCGCCCAAGTAATAGGCTCTGATTTCCGTATACAAGATCAATCGGCAAGCGCAGAACGTCTTCGCATCGACACCTCGGGTCGCCTCTTAGTTGGCACGTCTAGTGCGACTTATACAACAACGGCTGTCTTTGAAGGCAATAGCGCCAGTGGCACTGGGCAGGGTCAAATTTATTTAAACAAAGGCGATACCACTGTTGCGGCTGATACTTCGATAGGAATACTCAGATTTGGTGCGACAGGAGACCGTCGTGGTGCCGACATTAGAGGCATAGGGGATAGCACTTGGACCGCTGGTACTAGCCATCCAACTCGCCTTGCGTTTTATACCACTCCCGTCAGCTCGACTTCTCCGACGGAGCGGATGAGGATTGCAAGCACCGGTGCAATCGGTTTAAGCGGTGCAAACTACGGCAATAGCGGTCAAGTCCTAACTTCTAATGGCTCCGGTTCTGCTCCAAGCTGGCAAGATAAGGCTACTGTTAGCTCTGCAGTCAACACTAATACCGGTAGTTCTGTTGAATTTACTGGTTTAACAAATGTCAGTAAAATTATTATTAACTTTAATGAGGTAAGTGCTACATCTGCATCAAGTATTAAAGTTAAACTGGGTAACAGCACTGCATATCTAAGTACTAATTATCTCAGTACTTCTGTATCAGCAGGTGGTGGTACAGCAGATAATGCTACAGACAGTTTTGTTATAGATAGTGGTGGTGCTGCTTCTAATATGTCCGGTCAGATGACACTGTGTAAAATATACTCTTCTACAACATGGACTTCAACCCATTCGGTTCGTGTTAATAGCAGTAACACTAGAGACGGAGCTGGTATTGTTAATGTTACAACGGCTAATCCTGTTGACAGAGTTAAAATAAGTATTGATAGTGGTACTTTTGATGCTGGCTCTGTTAACATTATTTATTGGACCTAATTATGGATAAAATTGAAGTAAATGTTCAAACCGGAGAAATTATTGAAAGTGATTTTACTCCAGAAGAGCTTGCTGAACGTGAAGCTTACGCCAATAATGTGCTTCCTATTCGTCAGTTAGAACGCCTGCGTCAAGAACGTAATGTTCGTCTTGCAGAAACTGACTATCTTGCCCTTTCTGATGTAACTCTTACTGATGAAATGGCTGCGTATCGCCAAGCATTGCGCGATCTACCGGCAAACACTGCCGACCCTGCCAACCCTGTTTGGCCCGTTAAACCATCCTAATTTTATTTACTTAACAATGGCTACTACTTTTACTTGGAAAGTTGCAAACCTTGACCGCACCACTGCTGATGGCAAAGTGAACACTGTTCATTATACCGTTTCGGCTGAAGATGGTACCTATTCTTCGGGTGCCTACGGTTCTGCCGGTTTTGACGGTGAAGTGACTACCGCCTTTGCTGACCTGACTGAAGAAGTTGTGGTCGGTTGGGTCAAGGAACAATTCGGTGCTGAAAAGGTTGCCGAAATCGAAGCAGCACTTCAAGCTCAACTGGATGAGCAAGCTGCACCAACTAAGGCATCTGGTGTGCCTTGGTAGTAAACCCTTACTAACTTAGAACAATGATTGCACTTATCCGTCCCGTTCTTATGTCGTTTCTTAATAGCGACAAAGTGAAGCGCCTTGTTGTGGATCTTCTCCGCAAGTTGGCTGAGCAATCTGATAACACTGTTGATAACCAAGCCGTTGACTTCATCGAGCGTGGTCTTTTTGGGGATAAATAGTGGACTTGGGAGCACCACCGGTACTGCCGGTTCTAAGGCTCCCTGAGCCCCCTGTTTTACCCCGTCCGGTACTGGAGGTACCACGAGCTACTTTACCCTCCTACAAACCGCTTGTAGTGCCTCCTAACGACCTTCGACCGCCTCCGGGTGTGCAAGGTACGACACAATCGGATGAAGAACGGGAGGAGAAGCCAGCACCTAAGCCGGTAACTCCTCCTATTCCTAAGGTACCTGAAGTACCACAAATTCGTTACGTTGATATACCGGGTACAGATCTAACCGTACCTCTACCGAGTAACGAAATCTTAGCTACGGCTACAACGACAGCTACTGTCTCAGTTGCAGCCACCCTTACAGCTACTGCAGTCTTTAAAAAGACAGTTAGCGTTATTAAACCTATTATTAAGAAACTGCTAACAAAGAAAAATGCACAAAACCAAGAGCTTCCTGAATGAGTTCTTTAGTGAAATCGTTAAGGCACTTGTACTTGTGTGGAGTGCTGGTGTGCTGACAGCTTCCTACATGGGAATGCTGCAGAAGATGGATCCCACTTTTGTGGCATCGTTGCTCAGCGGTACACTAGCTTCCTACGGGATTTCTCGTATGGATACAAAGAAATCTACTACGGAACCACCTAAATGAAGAAACTACTTCTATTGGCAATGCTGTTTTCACCCGCAGTAGCAGCCGCACAGACTGTAACTCCTCAGTTTACTCAAGGTAGTATGCAGTCCACCACAAATACTACTCAAACCATCACTGAAACTATTCGTACGGAAGTGTATGGTGGAGATTATAAATCATGGTCTGGAACCAACGTTACACCCAGCGGGGCAATTGCCGACCCAGCCACAACCTTTACAGTGACCAACGCCGGGGAACAGTTTCAACTGGAAACCGTAGTGAGGTCAGCAGGAATCATCGAGACGATCGACACCGATCGAACCATCGACACAACTTCTGTTACTACCTCGCTGTCAGTCTTCTCTCAGTAGGACCGGCGTTCGCCAGTGAACCACAAGTTAACAACACAGCTAACCCGATAGCAGCAGCTACAGGTAACGTAACGAACCAAGCTGTTCAATTTCAGAACAACGGTGCTCCGAGTAGACAACAGTTTACTGGGGGTAATTCGTGTAACGGTACAACAATGACAGTTTCTCCGTTTTACATGGGGAACGATACGTTGCCTCAAGGCTACACCCGTAATAACAACTACGGTATGCAGCTCAACTTCTCCGTTCCTTTAGATGGAGGAATGATTGAGCAGTGTAAAGCTATTGCTAAACGGCACGAAGAGAAACTACGACTTGATTATGAGTTAGTAAGAGCTTTGAAGTGTACAGAGATCATGAAAGCAGGTTTTACTTTTAGACCTGGATCTCGTGTAGAGGTGCTGTGTCACGACATCGTACCTATTGTGTCTTTAACAAATGAAGAAAAAGGCTACTGAGGATCAGTTTAACGAGCTTCACAATCTCGTGACTAAAGAGTTCCTCAATCGTATTAAATCCGGTGAAGCCACCACACAAGACCTTAAGGCGGCGTGTGACTGGCTAGCCAAGAACGACATCAGCGGTGTTGCGTATGAAGGCAACCCGTTGGACAAACTAGCGACAGTCATGCCTAAGATCGACCCTGAAATGGTACAAAAGAGGCTATATGGCTCAAAAAACTTCTGATTACTACAAGTCAAACCCTGAGGCTGCTGCAAAGCGGCGGAAGCAACAGCGTAAGTACAACAAGACCAATAAAGGTTTAAAAATCCGTACTGCTGCTAACAAACTTAACAGAAAACTCGGTACTTATGGCAATAGTGACGGAAAAGATGCATCTCACACCGGTAAAAACACTGGTAAACTGGAGACACCTTCAAGCAACCGCCGTAGACCAAGAACTGGTAAGAAATACGCATGACACCGCTGTTGCCAACCCCTGATCACTACATTTACAACCTCATAACCATGACGAGTCCTGAAGCCAAACGGATGTGGCGTAGAGCCATTAAGGAACACTTCAACTGTCAATGCGTTTA